TGTTGTCTAGTTCTAGTTGTTCACGTTTAGTAATTATGTCGTGAGCATAGTTTGCAAAATATTTCCATGTTGGACTTTGTGCAACATCAAAGTAATATTGTAGCAGGTCGTAGCAGAAAGGTAAAGTATAAGATTCAATTAGAGCATCTGCTGCCCACTGCTCTACGTTTAAATTCAATAATGGCTTTGCCTCAAACTTTTGGGTATGTAGTTTAGAGTATCTTGAAAGCAAAGCCATTCGGTCTTTGCGTTCTGCCATTACTTGCCTTCGATCTCGCCCTTGGCCTCAGTTACCTTTTCCTGAAGTTTGGCTTCAACAAAAGAGTATACACGATCGAATGCTTCGTTGGTGTTCTCACCATCACGCTTGCTATCTGTTACAGATATGTCAATTCTCAATGACTGAAAATTGCCTAGGTTGAGCGTATAGCCTAGCCCAACGGTTACCTTGGTTTCTTCGTTATTCATACCCTGTTCCTTTCAAGAACAATTAAATCGATTCAGACCAGATGGGGATAAACCGTCCATCTTCGGTCCTTGTATATGTAAGTATACCATCTCCCATCCTACGAGTCAACTCTTGTTTTGTGGGAGTCATGTCGTTGGTAATGAGTTTGTCTTTTCTTGGTCTTCCAATGTGGTAGGAAGCAAGTATATCACGAATCTCACGAACCTGCGACTCTGAGTAATAACTTCTTACCTGCCATCCTGTGCTACCGCCTTTTTGAGATCCTGTAGGATGTGGAATGACCCCACGCTTCATTAAGTCTGGCATATACTTCTTGTGTCTGTTTACAAGGTCTGCTGTTTCTCCAACTGTAAAGGCTCGTTCTCTGTTCTTTTTAAAATCATTAATAAGACAACTTTCAATTCTGTCCTGAATAATATTATAAACAGACATAATGCCATTAGATTTGTTTAGGTGGTGAACTCTTACAAGATCTCCGTTTAAGAACCAGACTTTTTTGTTGCCTGGAATCACAGGCTTATCGTTATATCTATTTTTATCAATAGAGTTTGATTGATTGGCAGCCATGATAGACCTACTATGCCCCAGGGACTCCAATAGCAATAAGGTTTACTCCAATTGAAACGTTACCGTTTGCATTAAAAATAACTGTTCCTTCTACCTTACTGGTTGTTACAGATTTAAGAATGACGGTTACGTTTCTACCTGCGTCAGTTGAGTTCAGGGTGTATGGTGTGGCGGTTACAATAGGTGGATTTTTAAAAATAATTCCGTTTGGAAAGTCCAAGGAAAAGTCTTTTGATGTTCCTGCGGTAACAGACTGTGCTGTACCAAAAATTTCTTTATATCCACCAACGAATACTAGGTCGGATGTCTTGGCTGCTTCGTTTCCCGATGCAGTAGACACTGTAGATTTTCCTACTGAGTTAGATGATGCTAGTTTATCAAGGATTCCGTTGACGGCCTTAACCACTGTTGACACATAGTCAAGGTCTAGTGGTTGTCCTGGTTGTGGGTCTTGTAATTGTGCCATATCTCTATTATACCATTAAAATCTTTATGATGGTAGAGGATCCTGGCCTTTAAAAACTAAAGCACCCGAGGTATATTTTTGTGTTGCGGTTGGTTGTTGTACCCAAATTTTAACACTTTGAACTGGCTCGCCTGTTTCTGGGTCGATTGGCACTATTGTAGAATAATTTGGGCTAGAAACAGTTCTAACGTATTTCCAGCCCTGTCCTTCAGTATCATAAAGATTTTCGTCTGGATCATTGGAAGGGTTGTCGTCTTGATAAAAAGCATCGTAGTCCCACTTAATAAAAATTTCATAAATTGAATTTGTGTTTGTTTCTTCCCAAGTTGCAGAAACTTGTCTTGGAGAAATAAAAATGACTTCTCCTTCTACAGATTCTGGTTCCACTGGTGCTGATACTTCTGCTGGTCTTTCAAAGGTATGCATTGGTGACCAGTGAGAAGTTCTGTTTTTGTCTTCTGAAACTATCCTATATCTTATAGTGTATCCAGAGTTATATACTTTTGGGACGTTTTCTACAATTACCTTTTTAACAACATCTGCCATGTTAAACTACCCCAACATCAATTGCAAACCTGAACTCTATATAATTTTTTGTATTTTGATTCTTAATAACGGTTTCTCCATTTGCTGTCATAAAAACAGTGTATCCTGTTAGTCCGTATAGTGGATTTTGTGTTGTTGTGTTTTCAAGTCTAAGTCCATCAAGTGCTACGTAGTACTTGTCAGACACTGCCCCTAAGTCTGTTACTGATGTGTAAATTCTAATTTCGTCAACAAGCCCCCAAGAAAATCCTGGCTTATAGTATAGGTCTTGCAGATTTTGCGTTACTACAACATATCTGTTATTAATAAAGTCATGTTCCAGTGCATCGTCTGAGTCTTGTCCTTGGCCATTGTCTACATCTATTTGCATGTTTGCGTAGACAGATGAATTTGAGGAAGATCCAAACTGAATCAAAATTTTTACATTGTCTGGAACTTCACTTCCTGTGTTTCCGTTTTTATTCATTACTGAAAATGCAACCTTTAACTGGTCCGTTGCTGCATTTCTATTTAGATTAACCGAAGTCCCAGTTAGTTTTAGATACTTGTCATTACCAGATAGTGATGGCTTTAGTTCTAATCCTGTATAGGACAAGGTAGAGGTATTTCCAACTACAGCCAAAGAGTTGTTTAGAATTCTTGGTCTTTCGTATCTATTTGTTCTATTAGCATTTCCAAATATTCGGTTTGTGCTAGTAAAGAAAAATGCTTCATCTGCCACACTGATTGTGTTGCTGTCTGGATTTTCACTAGATTCGTCAAGATCTGTTATCAGGTTAATGGCAAGGTCGTCGTACTTCCATCCTTCATTTTCAGAAAATGTAAATAGCATCCTACTATCGAATCCCACTGCACTTGGGTTGCTTCCTGCTGAGTACACCCCAACTTCTGTAATTTCATATCGTTCTTGTGTTGGAAGTTCTGCTGTAAAAACAATTTTTTCAACGTTGTCGTCGTCTTTGATGTATCCTTTAGAAACAATTGGTAACCTAAGCATTTCAAAGTCTAGAGTTTTTGTGTCTGAATAAACACCAAACTCATCGCCAACAGATAGTGGTTTTGGCCCACAGCCAATAGCAATATAAGATGCGTATGCTGGTGCTTGGCTGATCAAGAACTTGCTTAGAATATTTTTACCTGTATTTGTAATCATTAACTTCCATCTCCTACATATATTGTACCATTAAGAATCTCTCCTTGGTATAGGATTTCTACCTCTACCGTTTCGTCTGGCTTAAGGTTAATTAATTCAATAGTGATTATGCCATTAGCATCTATGGTTACGTTACTTTCGCCTTCTGCAAAGTTTGGGATTCTTTCCTCAAGCCTAATAGGAAAGTTATCCATATAGTTTGGCAGTGTATCCTGCAGAGGAATGATGTTAAAGGCATTAAACTGAGTGGCAATAATTTGTGCGTCTTTGATTGGTTGGTATCTGGTATTGATGCCGTTAATAAGATCGTGTCTTGATAACTCAATTAGTTCGTTACCGCCGAGGGCCTCTAAAAAGATTTGTGCAGCGACAATTTTTTCTGGTGATGTTGGGTATAGTTCATAGGTTTCTGGCGTTGCTACTTTTACACCACGAGAAACAATTGGAATATTTGGCTGATTAGACCCTTGGTCTGGTGTTGCTTTTACTGGTCTTTGATCTTGAAAAGATGGAATCCTAATTCCACCAGACCAGTCTTCTGAATCTCCCACAAGAATATCTGGAGTTTTTGGTCTTTTAGTTGCCATTATATTACCTCACTTAAATATACCGTCATTGATGGTCCTTGCACATCTTTAGAATATTCAATATTATAAACAACAAATCTTGAAGAACTTGAGATTACTTCATTGCTATCATTATTGGTATAGTCTACTTCAACAATGTCTCCTAGTTGAACTGTTGGCATTCCAAACAGGTCAATGCCTATCGCTTTTCTTGGAGTTGTTACTTTTGAAAGCAGCCAGCCCATAAGATCATACGCATCGTCGTGCGACTGAATATATGGAGCATCTAAAGAAAACTCTAACATTCCATATTTTTGTCTACTAAACTTAATATCATTAAATGATTCTTTAATCTTTAATGGAGATTCAACTGTTGTTGATGTAACATATGTTGGGTTTGACAACTCTCCCTTTTTATTAAAGTATTGA